TATGGGCACAAGATAGTAATTGAAACTTCAGTTTCGTCAGAAAACAATGAAGATTCTAACTTGGTAATGAACCCTTGAATATACGCCTGCGAAACCCCGCCTAACATAAACCTAAGCTCAACCATACCGGATCGCGAAATTAATGCGGGCATTAAAGTTGTTCGTCCGTCGACAACTAGCGACAATATAAAGTTCATTATACACCAAGGGGAAGACCTCACAAGTGATGTTCGGTTTTCTTGGGCCATGTTACGGAAAATATCGCCAACCCCATTTGGGTTACTATAACCACCGTAAACCTGCGGAACAACGCCATCAACATCTAATCCAAGAGCCTGCCGTAGAATATAACTTTCAGTAGGATCAGCTTGATTTAAACTAAGTGTAGCAAACTGTGTTGCCGCTAAAGTAGACTCAGCAGCAGTCCAAAGCTGAATAGCGTCTATCATAGTAGTTTCAACTCCTCTTTAGCGAAAGCAATCTGCGTGTTAGTCTGCCTATAAATATCAAACGGCGACAACTCCGTAGGTGCATTGATGGTCTGCTCAAACTTGATTTCTGTTGGACCTCGAGCCGCCGACAAAGCATCTATGTTAGCGGCTGAAATGTTAGCTTCATCAGAGATAACTCTGGCTTGGCCTAACGAAATATCCGCACTAAGAGACGCTGTGTTGAGGATCGACCCAAGCTTACTTGCTTCGGTTGTTACACCGCTAAGGTCTAACACAGGGGTAACCGTTGGATTAAACTCAGACATGTTGTCAAGAATGAATGTGATTCTTTCAGCAGCATTACTAAACTGAGACACTACGGTATCGGTGACATTCGACAAAGTAGACGTTATAGCATAATTGTCTAAACCAGAAACAAGAGAATCACTTATCCCAACACCAACTCTTGATCTTTCCCAAGGCAAGTGTGATGTAAACGAATCCCAAGCATTACCAGCCATATCTTGAATTGCATCAGCAATCCCACCAAAACCATCTCTAATAGCGGCGCCAAGAGCACGTAACATTGTACGAGCCAGACGACCCATAGCATCATTAAGGTCCTCGGCATGTGCATCAATAGAATCTGACAGATCATTTACCATACCAATAACGGTAGTAGCTGCAGCTTCGGTAATCTGATGCGCCGCTGAACGAATACCCTCGATGAACTTAATGATGATGTTAACGCCAGCTTGAATGATACGACCAATGTTCGAAGCAATACCATTCATAAAGCTAACTATGAGGGTAACGCCTGCAGCGATAACACCGCCCATGTTTGCTGCGATACCGTTTAAGAAGTTAATGATTAAAGTAGCGCCAGCTGTGACAATGCCACCAATATTTTGTGCAAGCCCAGTAAGGAATGTCGCTATAAACTCAGCCGCTGTTGCAATCACCTCTGGAAGATGCTCAGTTAACCCCTGAAGGAATGACACAACCAGAGTCGCTGCAGAAGCAATTAAAGCAGGAAGCTGAATAGCTAACCCATCCATAAAGGCGATCATGAACATAACCGCTGCTTCAACAATCTGTGGGATGGCAACGGTAAGGCCTGTTATGAATGCAACTATTGTTTCGCCGGCAGCAACCATAATTTCAGGTAACTTCTCTGTTAAAGCCTGAAGGAAAGCTATAATTACTTCAGCAGCAGCGATGACAACGTTAGGTATAGCTTGACGTAAGCCTTGCAGGAATGACACGATAAGCATACCAGCGGCCTGAACAATAGCAGGAACTTGCCCTGCTAATGCCACTAAGAATGCTGTAATAATCTCACCAACAACAGTCACAAGCTGCCCAATGTTATTACGGACGCCTGTAAGGAACAGAATAAGCATGTTGAACCCGGCCTCAATAAGCATTGGTCCTTGTGCGGACAATACGCTTAAGAAGGTCTCGATCAAGACGATTACCGCTTCGCCCCATTGGGGGATAACTTCCTTAATGGCATCAATAACTGCCCCAAGCAGAACAACAAGCCCAGAGATGATTTCGGGCGAACCCTTAACTAAGCCGTCCAAATATGCTAAGGTCATTTCAGCAAGAGCCGCGCCAAGCATCGGTAACAGCGCAATTATGGCCATACCAATAGCTACCATAACTGCAACAGCACCAAGTCCAGCAGCAGCAAATGCTGCCATAGCAGTGGCTGCCATTAATGCTCCGGCGCCAAATAAAGCAACACCAAGGCCTAATGACATGAGCGCAACGCTAAGAAGCACTAAAGATGGAATTGCTACAGTAATGATTAATGCCGCAGACCCCAGAATAAGTAAAGCTAATCCTATAGCCGCGGCACCGGAAGCAACCTTGCCAAACCCAAGCTTCGAAAATGCTTCAATTGCATCAGCAGTAAGCATGAGTCCAAAGGCCATCGGAATAAGCGCTATGCCTAACCCTATAAGCGAAGGAATAACCGGCGTTAATGCAGCAGCCCCTAAGCCTAACACAAGAATTGCGGCAGCAATCCCAAGAAGCCCAAATGCTAAGTCGGCCCAACCTAAATCAGAAAACTCTTCAATAGCTCGAGCCATTACAATAAGGCCGCCTGCGACGACGACCATTGCTAATGCCCCGCCAATAGAGCCGTTCATACTATTAGCTGCTAAAGACATTGCAAGTAATGCGCCGGCGATACCAAAGAGGCCACGGGCAATTTCTTCCCAACCCAACGAGCCGATTCGTTCAATAGCAACACTAACCACAACTAAAGCTGCACTTATAAGAAGTAAGGAAAGGCCCGCTTGAGCTAATGTGGCCGCATCCATTTGACTTAAAGCTATAGCTACTGCAGCCATAACTCCAGCAATACCAAAGAGTCCTCTAGCAATATACTCCCACCCTAAAGCGCCCATTCGTTCAACAGCAAAGCTCATAATTATTAAAGCTCCACTAATAAGAATTAACGCCATACCAGCTTCCGCTAGAGTTTGTGGGTCCATGTTTTTTAATGCAACGGTAACAATGATTAAGCCTGCAGCAATACCGGCAAGCCCTCGAACCATAACCGCCCAAGGCATTTCGCCGAAACGCAATACCGCTTCTGCGATAACATTAAGGCCAGCACCAACAAAGAATAACTTAAGACCCTTATTATTCATATCTTGCATGCCCTCAGAATTCAAGAATATAGCAAGACTAGTTAAGACAATGCCTAACCCGAATAAACCCTTAAGTAATTCTGTTATTGACAATGAGCCTAATTGTTTAACAGCTAGACCCATAAGCATGAGTGCCCCAGCAAGTAAAGCAATTTTTACACTTGCTTTACCTAAACCTTCAGTAACATCGTCTTTGGTTAAAGGTTCAATAGCAAGGCTTAATATGGCAAGAATTCCAATAATACCAACAAGCCCGGTAAGTAACTCCTCGGCCTTTAAACCTGACATTATTTTAACAGCAAAGGCCATCGCAATCAAAGCGATCCCAAGCTTGATCAGACCCCCAGCAAGCGTGTTTAGTTTTTCTGCTTCTTCATCATCAGCTATCTTATTAAGCGCCCAGAACGCGCCAATGAGTTCAAACATACTAACACTTACTGCGCCAAGAGCTCTAGCTAAGGCTGCCGAATCGATAAGTGATAATACCACAAGAGATATAGTAAGTAGTGCAATGGCTTTAGCAATCTTTAACAAAGCATCAGACTTGGTCTCTTCACCAAATCGGTTGAACGCATCAGTAGCACCACCAAGTAGATCCCTAAGGTGGTCTACCAAACCACCAGTCATAGCGTTAATTACGCCGCCATCCACAAACTTCTTGAACATCACGACAAGTCCGCCAAGAAGTCCAACGTTAATTAAGTCGAGAATGGTTGAAAAGTCTCCGCCCTCAAACGCTTTCTTAATTTGATCGAAGAGTTTCCCACCAATATCTTTGAGAAAGTTCCAAACCGACTCAAACGCATTAATCACCCCAGAAAGCTTTTCGATGACCCAATCCCAAGCGTCGCCAAGAGTGTTTGCAGTTTCACCCATGCTTTCAAGTCTGTTTGAGACTCTTTCTGACCCAACACTAACAGAATCGAAACCACCAAACAAACTTTTTATAGCATCGACTAACCCAGATATGGCTGAGGTGACAAACCCGAGAACCGATGAAAAGTCAAGCTTTCCAACAAACACACTAATGGCAGCGCCAACTGTTCTAAAGAAATCAGTTATCCGGCCACCACCAACGAGGAAGTCATTAAGCGCAACTAATGCATCACCAATCTTTGCCGTGAATCCTAAGAAGCCTCCAGCAACACCAGGAAGAACTGCGCCAATAAGGCCAAAGACATTCTTTAAAATGTTACCAACAATCGAGAACACTGCAAAGACGCCGGCAAAGGTTCGCTTTAAGTTTTCGGCCGTTTCATCACTTAGCTTAAGCCCTTTAGTAAACTGCTTAAACTGCTTCACCAACTCCGTGACTCGGTGAATAGTCGGCGTGGGAAATATCTCTGAGAATGCTTCTTGAATGGGACCAAGAACAGACTTAAGTGCACGCCATAAGTTGGTAAATATCTTATCTACCTGTGGTCCAATTTTACTAATAAGTCGAGTAAACTTGGTGAAGTCGATGTCCTGAAGAAAGGTAGCAACCTTAATGCCGAACACAAATACTAAGCGCTTATATGCATCAATGAGAGGCATAAGTGACTCATGAACGCTATCAATGACGGGGGCCAGCGTATTAAATATAACTCGAAGCCCAGCAAAAGTTGGCGTTGCAACTTCTGCACCAAGACGAGAGAACGCGGCTTTAAGGTTGGCTAACGAGCCTGTGTAAGTTTCATTAGCTTTAGTCGCATGCTCTCCGAAAGCAGCGTCGACCATTGCGGCAAACCGTGGGAAGTCAATCTCTCCCCGACTAACCATGTCTCTAACAGCAACCTCAGTTGTACCCATCTGTTCGGCCAAAGCAGCCGCCATGTTAATTCCTCGAGTTGAGAAACTAAACAAACCGGCGCCAGTAAGCTTACCCTGACCAGCCATTGAGGTAAATATGTTTCCAATGTCTGCAAAGGAAGAGCCAGTTAATGCAGCCACACCAGCAACACCTCGAAGTGAGCCCGTCATAGCATCGCCAGCTTGAATTCCTGACGCACCAAACTGAGCTGCTACGGTAGCTGCTTCATCTAAGCCGTAAGCAGTGCCTCTAACTGCGTCTAGGGCGCTCTGCATAGAAGCTTCAACATCTTGACCAAGGCCCTTGAACTGGAACTTAGCCTGCTCAATAGCTAATGATCTCTTGACGCCACCTTGAATAATTGGGTCAATGAGCGCCGAAGCCATTCGGCTACCAGCACTAATAGCTGTCTGTGTAAGACTCTGAATAGCGGTAAAGCCCACCGCGCCAAGTGCTGAGAACTTACTGTTAATGTCATCAACAGCAGCGCCAATGTTGTCCAGACTAAACCCACTAGCAGCATCTTTAAGCTGTGCGAATGGGTCTTTTGAGGATGAGAAATCTAAAGATCCTTTTAGATCCTCGAGGCCCGATAAAGTACTAGCTATAGCACTTTCAAAACCAGCATTATCAAACGTTATAGATACTACTCTGTTTTCAATACTACTCATCGTCTCACCTCCTTCGTTAGATCAGCTAAAATTTGCTCAAACACATCTTCGACAGCCGGATTAATGTAATCGGTTCCAGCCACATAACCGCCAGTGCCAGTTCCGTGTCCATACTGAAGAATGACAGCAATTGGCACCCCGTCAACAACATTAGTGTTATACCAATCGATTTGATATTGTTTACCATTATTGGTTATAGAATATGACCAGCCTCTTGCCGTTTCGCCAGTGTCTGATGGCGTGGCCAAGGCTAAGGCGTCAACGCCTATTTGGCCGTAACGATCTAGAATTCTATAGATGTCCCCATTTAGCAAACGATCTAACCAGGCTTCAGTTTTGCTCCAGGTCCCGCTAGTTTTTACATTGAGCATAACGACTCCCATTTTGATTGTTTAACTAAACTTTAAGTTAAGCCATTTGGTAATGAAAAGCGTAATGAACGTTTTGTACTTTGATCGTTCCGCCAGACCGATCTGGATAACTATGCGACAAGAACAAACCACCATCCATAGCACCAATGCCCTTTTTTAGGTCTGGCTCATTGCCATCTAAGTGTAATACTCCCGTACAGTGAGTAAAGGTATTTGTTCCAGCACTAACAACACCAATTGGGGTAAACCCCTCTGGGTCGTAATTAACGCCATACTCAGGTAAGCGCATCTGATAATAGCCGTTACCCTGGGTTTGTCCAGTACCATTCCATCGGACAGTAGCCCCGCCAGTTACTCTACCTTTAAGGTCTACCATGTAGTACCCCTCTTCAATAGGAGAACTGCCAAGATCTGGGGGAGTTGACCCAAACTTACAAGTTACCGTTGGGGAGAATGTCTGCCAACCAAGTTCGGAGGTTTCAAGGTGACCATCAGCAACCCAAGAATCTGTCCCCACTTTGATCAGGTTAACAACCGCCCCAACACCAAGAAGAGTTAACACATAAGGAGCAACAACGGCAACCGTTACTCCGCCGGCGTAAGTTATGTTAACGTCACCAGCCCCACCCTGAACGATCGTGATTTTCGTTCCAATTGGGAAGTTAACGCCTCCAACACCAGAACTAAGAGGGACCACTACGTTTGTTGCCGAAGCTGAATACATCATTACGATGTTGTTAGCATCGCTAAGTGCCAACGTGTATGTAGCAATCTGCATTGCAAGTGACGAAGCGTTTAGAAAAGTAGCCCAAGCCACATCATAGTTAGTAGCTGAGAGTTTAACTAATGCTTGACCAGTAGTCCCACCAGAAGGAATCGATACGCCCGTTGGCCCAGGATCGCCTTCTGGGCCGCGAACGTTTCCAGCATTTATAGTTGACCCATCAAACCTTGATAGGATTAAGTCATCACCAACAACTTCGCCGTCAACAATAGAGGCAGCTTCAATAGCTTCGCCTCTTGCTGCGGTTATTCCGGTAACAGTAGTCATCTAATACTCCTTAAGAAGAAGAGATGGTATAGGTATCAGCGTCAATAATTAACGCATTAGCATTCACAATCTCAAACGTTGTGGCTGATGTCATAGAAATATGATCGCTTGGCCCTATTGCAGTCCAAGTACCATCTCCATTATCAAGTATTGTTATAACTGAATATGCTGATAATTCAGTGAATAGATCTGACAACGGTAGTAAGCTTCCATCTACAAGGTCTGTCCCATAGAGAAGTTCCTCTAAATGAGCCATTGCACCAGGATTGGTATACCTTGAATCAAATATAGCATGTGCCGTAGCTTGATACCCAGGCACATCTTCTGGTATGCTATTAACGTCCCATGTAAATTCCATAGCACTTTTATCGGAGACAGTATCATAGCCTAATGGGCCAGGTTTTGCCGTCAAGTTGTATAGAATATGAATTTGATAACCAAAATCAAGTCCATCAACATCGTTACCAACAAGGGTCTGGTATGACATACTAAAGTTCTTAGTGGCTTGCTCAGTAAAATATAAACCCTGTATGTATTGGTTTGTAACCATTCCCATATAGAGGATGAACTCATCCGGGTAAGTGAATGCTGTAATTGTTGCAGCAAATTCCCCCGGGGAAGTTACATCAAGAACTTTTACCCCATCAAAATATACCGCTTCTGACTTATCATCAAACGATTCGGACACAGAGATAAGACCATTCCAAGGAACTGGGCTACCATCTTCTAAATATAAAACACCCTTGCTAACGCCAGCTTCATACAGACGATCCCCAACAGTATCCCAAGTGATTTTAGTCATAAGTCTCCTAACTCACAAATATAGTAACTAATTCTGACTGGGTTGGAAAATCTGGAGTAGTTATGTCTGTCCCATACAACGTGTCTTCAACAACAGCTAACACAGCGGGATCTGTCACTGTAGAATCCACTATCACGTGTGCTGTTGTACGACCACCAGTTAAGTTTGGCGGAGTAGCAGTTATAGTCCACTTACGACGAGTAACTTTAACGGTATCGTTTAGAGTTTCATACTCTAGGTTTGTTGGGACAGCCACCGCATTGTATACAAAGTGAATTAAGTATCCACTTTCACCAACTAACGTTTTATACGAAAAGTTAAACCTTGTTGGCTGCTGTCCTGTTATGAAACAGCCAGGCATTATTTCTCGTATCCCTATGGCACTAAGAAACTCATAAGGAAACGAATAGGCTGAAACATTACATTGGTAAAAACCACCAAACCTTAAGTTTGAGTACGTTTTACCTTCAAAAGCAGCAGTTAGTTCGCCAACATCAACATCTTTTTCGTCAACCGATACAAGCCCATTCCATGGAACTATGAGCCCCGTTTCTGGAGAATGTAACAAACCACCTTCTACTCCAGAAAAGTAGTTAGGTGCATTAAGGCCCCAAACTAATTTAGTCATAGTATTCCTTATCCGGTGGTGTTATACATCGCTTTTCTTTGCGCATTCAACTCTCGGTTTCTTTCGGCAATCTGCCTCGCGCTCATCTTCTTAGGCGGAGAATTCTTGATGCCGCAAACACGAATTAGTGAGAACAACCTGTTTAGGTGCCAATACTGGCATTCAAATGGAATGTTTAAGGCAACCATCCAGTAGTAGATTAATTCTGACGTAATCGTTTCGCCCATACCAGAGTTTTTCTGATGCTCAGAGAAAGTTGTTGCTGATTGTTTTGTGTCGATGTAGTCGTTTATCTCTTGGATGTTTTCACGACTCAAACGCAAATATACTTCTGGAGCGACATCTTCAGTTAGTACCATACATTTAAGGTACTCAAAGACTTCTTCTTTAGTTTTTTCGCCCCTTCCTAAAAAGGGCTTTTCAAATTTTGACTCCCATTTTGACAGGGAGATCAAAGAATGCTCAAGCTGTAAAACGACATCCCCAACAGTCGTAAACTCGTTGGTAATTTCATCATACAACTCATCACCAATCACTGTAATAGTAAGCATTCTTTGATCTCCTTCTGTCTAAATGAACTACGCGTCCCGCTTGAACGTCCAGCTGGTATCCGACTCTTCGCTAAGAACATAACCGCTAGAGGCAAATGCCCGAATGATAAGCGAAGCTCCAGCCACACCAATGGTAACTGTGCCAGCAGCGACAACGGCGTTCGTATCAGCACGACGGTAAGTCACACCGGTAACCGAAGGAATAGTGATTACGCCAGTTGCCGGCACGAAGGTCGGGGTAACGGTAACGGCCTCGACCGGAGCACCAGCACTAAGAATGGTGTAAATCTCATCAGGAAGAGGCAGACGGGCATCGCTACCTGCGGTGCCGTAAAGCTCATCCTCGAGAGCAGCCAGAGCGTCGGAGTCAACCTGAGTGGAATCAACCACAACAAGCGCCGTCGGACGAGAGCCAACAAGAACGACCGGAGTGGTCGAGAACGCCCAGCTGAAAGTAATAGCCTCAGGCGTGTCGTTAATCGTGGCGTAAGCCTTCTCCGAAGGAGCCGCAAGCGCACCATAAATCATGTGAAGCTTGTAGCCATAGTCATCAGCCTCAACATCATTACCAAGCTTAGTCCGGTAACAAAGACCAAACGGAGAACGCGCCTGCTGAGACAGGAACATACCCGGAAGAGGCTCCGTAGTGCCATCACAAACCCCAAACTCATCGGGGTACATGAAAGCCTCAATCGTACCCGCAAACTCCTCACGAGAGAGAAGGTTGAGGTACTTGATGTTGTCGGCGTACTGAGCGTTAGGCTCGGCACCAGAAGGCGACTCCGTGACGGAAGTAATACCGTTCCACGGGACACCAAGGTCATAAACGCCATTGGTCGGGATGTAGAGAACCGCCTGGTCAACACCAGTTTCATACAGGCGATCGCCGGTCTGATCCCACTGAAGTACAGTCATATCATTCCTCCTTAGAAGAAGATTTTAAAGGTATCATGGTTAAGTTTGTCTGCTGTAAAAAATCGATCAAAGATGCATCTAGGGAGTGACGCCACTTTATCAGGAATCTCACTATCTGGATCTGGGTCTATGACCGTAATCAGATAACGCTTGGTGTGTTTATATGGCTTGTCGTCTGCAAATATAGTTCTCGCAGTATCTCGTTTATAGATGATACATGGATAAACTAACTTTAAAGACTCCGGCGGTTGAAAATATACATTAGGCGTACCACAGGTTAGTAACAGGGCTTGTAACTCTAATCGTGTACCCATTTACGGCTCCTCTGGTTCTGGAATATAAACAGGCCCATTGTAAACTTCACCAAGGGTGAGCAGCAGGCGAGGACTCTTGACTTCCACGGATGTAACCGTCCAAAGAGTCCCCGCCCACTGAATATACCTAATCGAACTGAAATTGTTATTAGCATACTCATCCGCAACTATACTAATAGAGTTCGACACAGATATGTTATCGTTAAGACTATCACCTTCGTTTACTTTGCTAATGTTACGATTAACATCACCATAATATGGAAGTTCGACAATCTCATCAACCCAAACGCCAGATCCAGCAGAAGTTTCTACAGAAGTACCATAACCGATATTACCATAGAACTTAGGCATTAGATCTGACTCCCTTACGCTTATGCGTGGTTGCGGTAGAAGGTCCAGCGCTCATCGTCACTGGTGGCGAAGTAGTAGCCAGCCGCAGGCTCAGCCGTAATCGTGACCGAGGTACCGGCCGGGATTGCAGCGTAAGGCGAGCCAGCCGCGTTCACCACGGTGTCACCATTCTTGTACACAACGTGAGCCGTGTTGACAATGGTGAGGACACCAGTCTCAGGATCGAACGTCGGCATAGTAGGCGTCACCAGAACATCGGCACCGTCAACCTTCTTGACCACGATGGCCGACTTGAGACGCGTCAGGGCGCCACAAGCACGGGCCTCCATGAGGTACTTCAGCTTGTTGTAATCGATGTCGAAGTCATCAAACATGTTGACCTCGCCACCCTTGTCAGTACCGAAGGAGTAGTCCACCATGTTGACCAGGATGCACACGATCTCGGGAGTCTCCTCCAGAACCTCAACCGGAACAATCTCAGCCACGCGAAGCTCGGTGGCAAGATCAGACAGGTTGGTGTACAGACGACGACCAACGGCATCCTTAAGCAGCAGGAACCGAGCAATCATGGTCTCAGAGGTGAACATGGTCGGAAGACCACTACCCTTGTACGCCTTGCGGTTCAGCACAATGGCATCGATGACTTCCTGAACGCTAGAGCTAGCGTCATCCAGGTTGACGTTGATGGTCGTGGTGTAAAGCTCGTTGTCGTACGCAATGGGACGGATGTTGCCTTCCTGAATCTTGTCCTCATGCGAAATATCGCGACCGTCACCCACCAGGGCAGCGCGAGCAATTTCCTCGTCCATCATGATACGCATCTCAGCCTTGAGCCAAGTAATGACGTCAATCTCCGTGATGTCGACAACGTCGTCACGGTCAAGCGACTGCTTCTTGTACACAGTCTGAGGAGTCGTGATTCGGTGAGTAAGCGAGAAGTACTCGTCCTTCTTCATCGCACCGGTGACATAACCCTTGGCCCGAGCCTCGTCCATGGTAATATCCGCAGACAGGGTCTTGATCCGAGCAAACGGGGTCTTGCTGGCGCCGCCAAGCACCTTGGCAACCCACTCCATACGACGGCTAAGGAACTCCGGCGTGTTGGTGATGTTCTGAGCATCCGGGAAAAGCACATCGATGTTGTCGATGCCGTGCGAAATAACATACTCTTCGAATGCGTGCTTGAGCGAACCCATGCGCTTGGCCGAGGCCACAATCTGACCGAGGTCGTCATGGCTCAGCGAAGTGCCATTGTCAGCCCCACCCGCAGTCCTATCGAAAACGTTGCTGCTCATGGTGTTTCCTTTCTTGGTTAAGTTGCCGTGTTCGGCGATGTCTGTATCATCTTCATCAGCACCATCGTCGTCGCCACCATCAGCGTCGTCTTCGGCACCATCTTCAGCACCAGAGTCGGTGCCCTCACCATCTTCATCAGTACCATCGTCGTCGCCATCAGCGTCGTCTTCGGTATCATCATCTAAATCGCTATGCGCAGCTGAGTCAGAAAGCTCAGCCTTAGTGGCAGAGATTGCCTCACCAATCAGGTGGTACAAAACACCCTGCTGATCGTCATCCATCGTGTTGATGACATCCTGAATGGTCTCACCAGCATCGTCGGACTTATCAGAAGAATCATCCGCATGCGCAAGCTCAATCTCAAGCCCAGTGCGAATGATCGCCTCATCATCAAGGGTTTCGTAATCATCATCACCGTGACGAATAGTGACAGTCTCAATGAGTGCGCCAGGATTAGCCCCCGAAAGAACTAAGCTAACTTCACGAATGACACCGTGCGTAACACGCTTAGACGACTCAACCAGGTTGTTCGCCCAAATCGAGAGCATAGTGATGTCTTTGTGATCGACCAGCTCAGCAGCATGCTTAGCCTTAGCCGACTTATTGAAATATGCGTAGGTGTAAACGCCATCCGGGCGGTTCTCAAGAATCGCATGCCCAAGAACATTCTCCGGGTCCTTGTGCCCATGCTGCCAAACAAGCGGCACCTGAACCTGGTCCTGATGCTTAAACGCGTCGGGCATAATGACTCGCCCATCCGAACACTTAAGACCAGCCTTAGTGGCGTAACCAGAAAAATCTGCTTCCATTTTGACTGTTTCCTTTCTAGATGGTTAACAAGTTAAGTTTTGCCAAGATCAACTTGGCGGATCGTTAGTTGAACTGTCAGGATTACCCTTTGGTTCGTCGGGAGGGGGACTTGGTTCTTGTGAGGCATTAGATTCTGGCATGTTGCTGTTGGCTAACATGTCGGACTTAGGATCAGAAGATGGAGCTATCCCCATAAAGTCTCTAATCTCGTTAGGAGTAAGAATCTCGTTACGAGAGAACACGTCAGCCACTTCAGCCATAACAGCTATAGGGACTAACTTGAACGGGTTCTTATAGTACCTGATGCGTTCCCCACGTTTAATACCAAGTGCCCCAAGAAAAGCCCGTTGCATGGCTTCTCGAACGGCATCAACAATAGGCTCTACCGTTCTATTGTGATAGTTCAACATGACTTTTTCATCAGCTGTGCCCGACATGACATCTTCGGTGATGCCTAATTGCGAGTACAACAGCTGGGTCAAGTACTCAACTTGTTTTAACAACTGATTGTCAACAGATCGGTTAAGCTGGATAATCTTTTCTGTTCCATCTGCATAAGCAACGCCATACTGACTATCTTTGAGTTGGAACTCAAGATCTTCACGACGCTTTTCTGCTCTAGCTTGTTGAGTTTCAGACTTAACTGCATATGGAAGTTGAATGATCATGTCAAGACGCCCCGCAGAGGCGTCAACATCATCTAAAACACTTAACTTACGAGTAAGTCTATCTAACGTTGAGTTTGGTTCATTCATTACTGAGAATAATGGGTTCTCGACAATTGCAACGTGTCGCTTCTCAATAATGATCTCTTGAAACTCACCAACACGTTCGTTATAAAGGCGAACCTTTACGTGGTGATGATAAAACTGAAGAATTTCCCCAACACGCATTGTAAAGATCTCAAAGTTATCGTTATCTCTTGGATCTTCGCTTGTGTCAACCGGAACAATAGCAGCAGAACCCTTGTCTAAAAGAGTAGTGACTATGTCCTGGCGAAATGCTCTAGGGCCCTGGTCGATGTTCGGCTCAAGCTCAAAACACAAGTTGAGGCGACTATCAATATCGTCTAAGTATCGCTTTTTATCGTCAATCTTTACATGCCGAAGATCAATAGACGCAACATCCATACTAAGTCTTGTGTAGACAGAGTTAATGATGGAACGTTCATTAGAATATCGACGGCGAGGCCGATCTTGTCGATACGATGAACTAGGCCCTAACGTATAGTCATTAGCTGGTGGCGACTGATCATACGATAAAAATGCATTTAAAACCTTTTTAATCTGTGTCATGACCGCCATTAAGCCTCACCTCCTTAGGGTTCGTTAAATATAACTTTAGTTACGGGTTAGCCCTGAATGAAAAACCTGAGACTAAGTAAATATGCGCAGGAAGTGGATCTTCAAACGCAAACGTTGACGGTGATGGCGCCATAACTTCTCCAGTAGCACTAATCATAAGAACCGTATATTCTGGAGCCGTCGCAAATGTGGTCCAAATACCACCACGAATAGCTAATGAGTCTGGACGATGATCTTCCGGCAATGTAAATATAGGAGTACTAAAACCGGCAAGATAATCTGCAACCACCACTTCAGTATAAACTTCTACCCATACCGTTCCAGTAGGATCTTTATAGTATCTAGGCGCCGGGGCATTGCCATAGGCCGAACCCATTTCGTCCCAACCCGTTAACAAAGTAGGTTCTGCCCAAGGAGGAACAGTAGCATCAACAACGAGCAACGGCGAACCATCGTCATTGAAAAATGCCATTCGCTCAGTACTAAGATTTCGGTCCATAGTTGGCTGAGTTGCAACTACGACCTGCTTGTTCGACTGATCAGGCATAATATATCCTTTGGGTTAGGTTTACGGAGTCTCTAAAGCTTCAATGCGCGCCTCAAACTTAGCAATGGCCTCGTTAAGAGTGTCGGTAGCCAGAATATCCCCAGTAACGGGAACATACCCCGTAAGAAGAATGTTATCGCCAGTCTGAAGCTGAAGCGTAGCCAAATCAACGGGCGTCCCGTCAGCATTAAAAAGCGCAAGAGGCTCCAAAACCTTAGAAGTATCAACAGCAGCCTGATCGGTTAGAACAGCTTGCTTTGTAGTCGTATCCTGCATAGTTAAACCCTTTCGGTTTAGTCAAAAGCTTCTTTGTTTAGTTTGTATGCAACATAAGCATCCATCATAGCAGACACGTTATCGATCTTTTCTTCGTGTCGTTTCTTCATTAGCTTACGGTTACCATTAGTATCCTCTAACGTGACAGCATTCCCCATAGCAAAGCTCATCAACGCTTGATCAAAGATCAAGTGTCGTTCTTCACTAAGGTTCTTTAGCTCACCAAGAGGAACTGACTCTGTTCTTGCTCCCTGAATGACTTTCTCAATACCAAAGGACCCGTTCTCCGCTTCCCAGCGAGTAACAAACTCTTTGGCGTTGTATGGGTCGAACCCTAAACAACGAACATCATACTCTTGGCCAGGTTTCATGATGAAAGCATCTAAGTCATCATAGACTTCCATGGTGTCTAAGATAGTCCCATCTAACACAATCAAACTACCCTCATTCATAAACTCTTGATACTTAGTTCGCATAGCTCCAGGGAGCCTATCTAGAGTTATTGATGTTATGTAGCTTCTTGTCTTGACTCCAAACGCGCCATTACCCAGAGGAAACAGGAAAGTAAACGCACAGAAGTCATCACCTTGTGATAAGTCAGCCCCAAGAGCGCAAGGCATGTTCCAAAACTCAATACTACGATGCGGTATAGTCTCTTCGTAGCTGAAGAAGTAAGTGTACCCCTCCATTGGGATTCCAAACCGCTTTGCCAGAATATCATTACGTGATGCAGGAGCTTTTTCAGCTCGTTCTACATCCAAATGGTATACATCGTAGGTTACAGTCTTACCAAGGTTTGGATTAGCCTTAATCCACATAGCAGGATCGGCAACTTCTGTAATGTCGTCCAACTTGTAGTGCCAGATCGAGATGTGTGGTGCTTGGTACTCGCCACGAAGTATAGAATTAAGTTCCATTTTGATTGTATCTCCAGAACCATTTCGAACGGTTCCTTCTGAACTTGTCGCAACAATCAAATAGTCATCTTGCTTCGAAGCACCCTGCTCAATTGCACCAATTACATCTTCTCTAAGGTCTCCAGACAACCACTCATCAACAGAAGCACACTTTGGTCTTAAACCCTGCAGTTTGTTGATGGCCATAGGTCTAATCTCGAGTAAAGACCCCGTTAAAAAGTTTTCAATACCCTTTTTAGTCGAGGCCAGCTTTACCCGGTTAGCCCTACTACCCGTGGTGTTCTGTAAAGATCCCTCAGTAAGGAACTTAAACAGTGGACCGCGGGACCTAACAATAGCCGTACGAATGGGAGAGAGTACCTCATCGGCCTGCTTCATGGTAGGAGCCGTTGTTATCTGGTGTGTGGTCGAGGTATCAACATTTAAGTAATAGCTCTGAATGCAGGAAGCATACATTGACTTAGCGGCGCCACGAGCAACAATCAGGTATTGTTTCGTGACTAACCGCTTCTTTATCATCTTCTGAACATAGGTTGCGGTCTTAGGGTCATAGACGCTTCTTTCTACAAAGTAGAACCAGCAGAAGATCTGTTCACCCCAAAGTTTGAACGTGTCTAACAGATGAAGATCCTCACCATCGGTAAGGGTCAACTCATACTCACAATACTTGATGAACCCATCCATAGCTTTATCGTCGTAATAAAACATTGGACTTTCGATTAATTCATCGATACGATTCATCTCTTGCGAGATTGGCTCATTAACTATGATCTCACCAGAAAGGACTTTGTCTCGGAACTGCCCATAGTAGATTGGTGTTGCTGTGTTTGAGAGTCCCAAGAGTCACCTCCTTAGATGATGACGGTTGCCTATGCTTGTTGTGCTGCTTTAGCGGCTTTACGAGCAGCTTTAGCAGCGTCTTTAATAGCTTTAGCCTGAACCTGTGCGTTAGCAACGCTTATAATTTCAGCAGCTTTTGCAGCAGCTTTAGCCTTCTCTTTCTTACCATCAAAGTACCACTTAATAGCAACAGTAAGCGCCGTAGTGGCGGCAGTCATAGCAGCTTTGGTGGCTAAAGGCCCAGCGTTCTGCTGAATCCAGGTCTTACCCTTTTCCTGCTGCGGGCCGGCAACCGTCTCTCGAAGCTGACGCTCAAGGTTGATTCGCTCAATAACCTGTTTAACCTCGTCATTACTAAGGTTAGACATCTGCTGCTCTTTGATGAAGCCCATCTTCTCGGGCTCTTTCTTTTGCTCGGGCTTAGGCGCAAGAATATTGTCAGCCTTGCGGTAACCCCAACGCATACCAAGAACACCAAAGTGCTCAAGAAACTCTTCGCCAATCTCTTGCGAATGCATGACTATAGGCTCCTCCGGAAGCTCTTCAATTCGAACAACTTTACCCTGCTTGTCAAATATAGCCTTCAGGTTGAAGGGCGCAATGGATTTGGTGTCGTTGACATCAGAAACGTTGGAATGCTGAGCAGTATCCTCAACAGACGTCGAAACGTCCACAACAGAGACGGTCGGCCAACGGTTGTCGAATGATGGGTTCAACCGAAACTGACGAGTGCCGCTATAGTTGGTAGGAAGTCGACGAGACGCCGCGTTGAGGTGGTCCTCAAAAGTCTTCTGAACCAACTGCATGTACTGCGCAGTAACCGGGTCGTTACGGTTGGTAAGATCCTTGTTACGGAACAAAGGTGCCTTGTTGATGTCATGAATATCTTTGTTGAAGCCCTTGATTGCTCGGTTAACTGCTCGAACATACTTACGTCGGCTAAGACCCTTAGTGACGGCTTTACGCTCAAACTTCTCGTCGGCCTTGGCGATAGCAAGAGCATCCTTGCGGTAACCCCAACGCATACCAAGAATGCCGTAGTGAGCAAGAAAATCTTCGGCATCAGATGACATTATCATCTCCTCATTCTCCAAAGTTAGCTCGCCATAATCAACTATTTGACCCGAGGCGTTAACAATAACTTTTCCAGTACAAAGAACGATTGGGTCTTCTACATTAGCATGAGACACAGAAAATGGTTTATCTGTTGGTTCTCCCATTGAAGATGTAACACGACGAGGCCTTCCCATAAACGAAAAGTTTCCATTTGGCGAGAGCGTCGCTGTTAAGTCCCAATACTGATCTCCAGAAGGTGACCTATACTGAGGTCCAACATAATCTGCAAGATCTTGTAGCAATTGACGATGCGCATTACGATAAGCTCTATCCCCTAAGTTTTTGCCAGGCATACTTGCGTTAATCGAAGCAGCTTTGTTTCGAAATTCTTTGCTTGCCAGAACCGTTTGAATATACCCATCAAGCGGCTTAATTCCGTCACGCTTCCAAGCTCTATCGGTTTTACCCTTACCCCAAGCTTGGTCTACTCGCTTATGCCCTGCGGTAGATCGATGCTTACGAATCTGCTTGTCCATATGGGATTCTTTGTCTTTACGGTGACCCCACTTCATACCAAGGAAACCAAAGTGTTCGAGCATCTCTTTAGCAAGGTCAAGCTCTGATTTATGAGTACTCATGATAAAAGCCTTTCCTCTCTAGTTGATGCGAGACGCCACTCTAACTCTTTGATCTGATTCTTCATAGCATCTGTAGCGAACCCGGTGGCCGGAGGATCGAACATGCTTTTTACAACAAGTGGAACGTAAGCCTGAATATGATTCAACTGAGCATCATCTTCAACAAAGTCAGCCCATTCAGTACTAGCATCCTCAACAGTTAGTCCACCCTCAGGACCAAGACCAAGCTGCGTTAATGTTGCTAACGCCGAGTTGATGTACATCAAAATATCCTGGTCAAAGACAGTGTACGCCACATCAATGCCCAGAATCTTTTTAGTACTAGTTAGAATACTGAGCTCCATTGACCTACTCTCCTGTTGTCTCTAAGGTGAAGCAAGTCTCGAAAGGCAAAGAACCTTCCGGG